ACCAACTTGGATTTGATTGTTGATATTTTGATTGTAAACAGGGGCCGCTTGCAAAAATGGAGTGATTTGAACAGTAACGGTATTCGCACCATTTGAACCAGCATTTGCGGTAGCTGCAAACTGCACATGGTTAGCCGACGTTTTATGGCCGACGAAAGTGAGATACCGAACGTTAGGTTGGCCCGCAACACCATCTTGGAACTGGAATTTATCATACTGAAGAACCGAGTTAGGGTCATTCGCATTTAAGGTTCCAGTGAAAGTAATTGCAGTGATTTCCCCTGCAGCATTTTGGGTAATAGCTGATACGGTTAGAAGACTATTATTTTGGCCTTCAGTACCTGCTATATGAACTGGCAACAGATTAGATTGATACCATTCGCAATTAGAGAATTTACCCAATTCCCAAGAGTTAGCGGTTTCATTATTACGGTCTAAAGTAAATTGGTTTTGACCAGTACCAATGATGTTAGGAATAGCGGTATCTTGTAGATAACCCTTTAGGTTCATAGAAGCAGAACCGTAGTTTCTAAATAGGGCCAAAGCATTCGCTAATTGGGTATATGAGTTGATTGGGTTAACACCATCACCGAAGAATCGGTAAGTATTAGTGACGCAATTGAGAGCCACATTTGCTTCAACTTGTGCCCCAATTTCTTTAACCGCAGCTTTACCAAAGCGTTCCATATATTCTTCAACATTGAAAATGAATTGCTGAGAAGTGAATGCATAGGAAGCAGAGGCAGCTTGTTCGCAAACCAAAGACTGAACGCGCTGATTTGCTGGTTGGAAGTTTGCTACTAAAGAGGCGGTAGTCGTCATTCTTGGAGGTAAGTCGAATGTAACTGTATCGCCTAAGTTACCGACTAGTTGTTCAAATTCTTTAAAACGAGTATTAGCAGTGGAAACGAAACAATTTAAGTTTTGCATGAACGCAAGGGCAGACAATTGATAAGTTTGCACTTGCTGTAGAATATTTGCTGGTACGGCCATAAATCACCTTATCTCTATCTAGAATAAATCTAGGCGAGATACGGTAATAAATTAAATTAGCCTCTTAAGAAATTCTGCTTTTTCAAATCTCTTAAGGTCATCTTACCGGTATCTGCGCCCACCGATGACGGCTTAATCTTAGATAAAGGAGCGGGAGCATTAACGGTATTAGCCTTTGCCTCAATGTTCTTACCAATGGACTCCGAGAGCCTTTTTAGTTGCTTCTCTGCAAGTTTTGGTGCGGTTTGAGCCAAATTGTTTATCTCAACAAGCTTCGAGGGGTTATTTGTCAGTTCATACATGATTTCTGACAGGTTATCCATCGGAGCGGCAAGCCTGATAAGCGTTGGAAAAGCGGCCGGGTCAAAATCTGCCATCACCTCATCAAAGTTTTCAAAAAGCTCTGAGCCTTTCTTAATCTTGTGATGATATTGGTCTGCAGTATCTTGCAAATGCCTTAACATCTGCTCGCGCTCAGCTTCCTCGCGCATACGATTGCCTTCTTCAATAATATCTTCAAGGAGTTCCTTTTTAAGAGAATCCTTGTCGAATCCAGCTTGTTGCATATTGCCATTGGCACCCTGCATTGGCTGTTCTTGAAGACGACCCTCATACTCTCGACGAGCACTTTCGGCGGCCCTATGTTTTTCCTTTTTAACAATATCAGCGACTTGAGTCTCGGTTAACATCCGTTCTTTCGGTGTTTCCCCGATACTTTCGCCCGTTAATCCTTCATCCATTATCGTTGACATAAGCCAGCTATTCCCCCGCTACGGTTATGACCGCGAGACGTCGCGTGCGCCACTTTGTCCTCTGTGGTTGAGTAATGGCCAGGTTATATAGCGAACCAGTACGCTGTTTGACTCTATAATCAGCGTATATGCACCAATTAAGAAAGTCAATAGGGTTTACTTCACTTTTGACATCTTTCGTTTAGTCTTTTCCTTAGCCTTCCCTAAAACCTTATTAGCCTTAGAATCTATCTTGGCTTTGGTAGAAGATGATATCTTTCCTTTATGTTCCATTTCAGATGCGCGAGCCTTAGCATTCTTTGCATGCGCCTTGTCTTCCATCGGATATTTTCTGGTTTTTGGTAAACCGAATTCGGCTTTAGGTATTTTATTGCGAACCTTCGCAGTTAATTTAGTCATAAACTATCCTTTAGTTAAAACTTTATAGGCTTCTTTAAGGCCATCAATGAAATCTTTCAATTCGTGCTTATCAAGACACATAGGGAAATCAAAGTTTCCCGAGTCAATAAGAAGGTTATCATCATCCACTTCTAAATGACAAAATTCGCCATCAATTTTCCCCAGATTCAGTTTCCAATTCATCTTGATGCCCTCTTTGCATTGTTCCAAAAATTATATCGAATTTATCTTTTAACAGTTGTACGGCAATATCGTCTACCTGGTCTAATAATGGCTCAGAATCCTTATACCAGCCCTGGCCAATACTCATTCTTGTTCTCGCTGTTCACTATGTTCCCGCTCACTTTTGTTCACTTCGTGATGATGCTTAGCAACCTCAATTGCAGCCTCAACAGCAGTTCTGGCATCTTCGGATGCAGCCTTAGCGCCCTCCATGTCCAGCTTGCGACGCATTTGTTCGACCTCAGCAAGTACTTGAGCGATAGCAATTTCATTCTTTTGCTTCTCAACCGCAACTTTTGCGGCCGCAACTGCCTGGTCACCCTCCATTTTATCAGCTGCCAAATCAAGCTTAGCCATCTCAATTTGCATTGCAGCTTCAGCCTGAATTTTAACACCTTCAATTGATGGGTCTTGCGGCGGATTCTGTTCGGCCATAGCTTTCTTCTCTTCAATTTGTTTCATATAGATTACAGACTGAGCCTTCAAATGCTCTATGCCACGTATATCTAGGTTGTCCAGAATAGTCTCTAGACCCATTTGGTTAATGAAATCCCCAAATGCAGGAATTGCTTGAGAGAGCCCAATAATCTTATCGATTGCAACCTGTTTCTGAACACCGGTCGAAACGCCAGCCTCAATAGTAACTTGAAGGCTATTAGCACGATAATGAAAATCTATACTTTCTGGATTGTCTTCCTGATTGATTAGCTGATAGGAACGTTTGCCATCAGATTTTATGACAGGTATGGTGCGAGGCGTTACATAAATCTTAGGGATTAAATCCAAGGCAATTTCGGCGAGACGTTCGAGCCCATTAATGTAGCCTTGAAGATAAGGAATAGCTGCGGCATTGGACTGCATAGCACCTTGCTTAATAGCAGCTCCTGATATCTCTTTATCCCCAACCCCAAGTATTGAGTCATAGGTTCCAAGTATTGTTTGAGTAACTCTATCCGTGCCCAGGAATGTACTTTCAACAATAGGCGGAATGGGCACACGATTGACCTCCCGTGGCGGCGGCAATGGCACATTAGTGTCACCTTGGTAGAATGCGTTGTACGCCAAAGTCGATGCTTGTTGTACGTTTTTGTATGCTTCCTCGTATCCATTAGGAATAGATTCAACAGCTACTATAAACTTATGTTCGACCATATTTTCTATATCGGCACCCACTGTTTGACCGGCAAGATTCTTCAAGCGCTGAACGCCTTTGGCATGATAGACAAAAGGCCTTGTCATTTGTTCAGAGGCCCCGTCAACCACTTGTTTTAAAGTCACTGAATTTCCGTCAATAAATACAATCGGTAAATGACTATAGAAAGTCTTTTCATGTTCAAGAATTTTATCTTCGCATACCCAATGACGTTCAATAGTATCGATGACCGTTTCGCGTTCTTTAATTGGAATAGGCGCTTGTTCAATCATCCGGGTATTGCCCCAATGCTCTAAGAAATCTTCATAATGTTTCTTAAGTATGGTATGCCCGCTAGAGAGCATGATTACCTTTTCTTTTTTCTTCTTTTTAAAGTAATAATCAGCCAGCAATACAATATCTTGGTCTTGGTTTCTATATGTCCAATTGAATCCTTGAAGGTTACGGCGAGTGAATTTCATGTTCTTTGTGGCTGCAGAACCAAACATTTCCTCAAACTCTTCTTTAGTTTTGGGTATAAGAAGCGCACAATAAGCGCCGTCGCCTTTGTGGGAAAGGCTGGCTAAAGGGTCAAATATGGTCATGCAAGGGTCGAACACCCTTTCCATCTTGACGCATTGCTCAAAAGACATCTCATTCACATAGTCTGTATAGATGTGCGCTGCGGAAAAGCCGCCCGCTAGGATATCAGAATAAATGTTGTACTCTAGCGCATCATTGGCTGAGTTAAAGAATATCTCCTTTAGATGGCCCTGGATTACCTCCATCGTTCGTAGGAATTGTGGGGTTAAGTCTTGGGGTCTAATACCATCTGCAGCATTAACAGTTAAACTCGGTTCTTGTTTAGAAAATTCCCCCCGGAGGCGCGACAGTTGCGACTCTAGGATATTAAATTCAATGCAAGGCTTTTTTAGAATATCTAGCGCTGTCTGGTCAGCATTAGTAATGGAGGTCTCAAATACAAACTTCATGAACTCGTTATATCTTAGGAAATTCTTTTCAAAGTATTCATGCCAATTCTCAATATGTTTTTTTATCTCTGGCAGTTTATCTGAGTGGATCTTAGCTAGCATAATCACATCCTTGATTTACGTAAGGCATTCGATTTAGAGTTTAGGTCGCTCATAAGGGATTTAACAACATTCGATTGAGCGTTCTTAGGAACCAATGCAGTCATAGGCAAAGCAAAGGTAAGACACAAGGCATCGGCTTCGTCACTCGAGCGCAAGCCACGCTTCTTCATATCCTCCTTTCTTTCTATCATAAGTCTGCTATTTGAATCAAAACTATATTTTGGTGCCGTCAAATCGGCATGCAAAGAGTCACTGTCGGGTAGCTCAAAGGGCTCATCCAATAAAGCTTGTAAAGTTAGCCCCCACATTTCAGCGCGCTTGTTACTATATTTAGTAGCATCTAATGGGCTTGAGCCTGCATTTACCCCAACAACCACGCCTTCCGGTAGTAACTCATTACATCTGTCAACTATTCCTGCGCCCAATCCCCCGATATCTATAATCACTTTAAGGGGTTTATGCTGTTCATAGAGCGTGACAATAATCCCGACTATCTCCATGGTAGATTTCTTGACATAGCTCTGAAGCCCGAAGGTTTTACGCCCTTGTCTAAAAATCAATGAGCTTCTATCGTCGCCAAATCTCGCCGGGTCAACGCCTAATAATAATGGCCCATAAGGGTCACAAGTACATTTTCTAGCCGACATTACTAAGTCCCCACTAATGTATGTATCTTCGCCAGTTAACTGGAATGCCTCTGTAGAGTTTGAGGGATATTCTTGCGCGAATGATTTTTCTCCATTTTGTCCATTGCGCGACATATTTATTATTTTAAGGCGTCGCCATTGAAGCTGTTCATAGGTTAGATTGTAATGCTCCCTAAGTTCCATTTCTTTTGCGGTAGGATGAAAATCATCTTGAATCGGCGCTTGGTATTCATCTTGCCAATACCATGGGATAAAGATTGCTATGTAGTCGGAAATTCCCGCTTCAGCATCCTGCCAAACTTGATGAAAAAAATTACCTATTCCGTTGGCGGTAGACTCTAAAATTATCTCCGTACCAGGAGCATTCGGGACAGACTCAAAAATCCCTTTTGCATGCTCATTAGCGTTCGCCCAAAATGCAACCTCGCTTCCATGGAATAGCTGAATAGTGCTTGAGCGCCCGATAGTTTTATTTTCTGCTGTTCCGATTTTATATCCTGAATCAATATTACCAAATATGAGCTCTTTACTATTATTGGTTGATACTATTGGCCTTACAGGGTCGGGAGTACCTTTATAAAATCTTTGTGCCATTTTGAATAGGTTATCCGTTGCATTAGCAAGATGGGTGAGGATAAATGTTTGTATACCTATATTATGTGTAGTCTTATGATAAAACCTTCCGCCAATATATGTGGACATTCCTTGCTGTCTAGCTTTAAGGATTATTGCACGCGCTTTTCCGGTTCTGGCAATTTGTTCCTGTATTTTAGAATGGGCATAAAGTTGGGATTTATTTAATATGAATGGTTCAACGGCACCCGTCTTGGTTCTTATCTGAAGACATTTTGAAGCATAATGAACGAAATTATCTTTTAATTTTTGACGAATACTTAATTCTTCATCGGTCATTCATACAGACTCTTTTAAATTCTTCTTCTACATAGGAATGCTCTTCTTCTGTTAATTCATCACCACATCGTTTTTTTAGCTGAAGTGCCATGTATCTTTCAGACAGTGGTTTAATGTAAGGTATTTCAAGAGGAATTGAAAACTCTTCTGGGTGTTCCTTACAATATTTAACAAATTCTTGTTGTTGAATCCAATGTTCCCTATTATCTTTTGTTAGTTTATTCCAAAACCCACATGGATCATAATGTACTTGCATAAAAGTCCTTATTTCAATAACTTTATGGCTTCGTCTTGGCTGACTACAGTGTGCGTATTGTCTGTTGTAACCTTATCACCATAGATTCTTGGCAATAGTTTAGCTGCCATCCATTTCCTGCTATCAACCTGAAGACGCGTAGCCATAATATATTCAGAACCGCGATGATATTCTATTGCACAATTATCGGACATCTCTATGATTTGTTCCGCTAAAATATCGGCTTGATGTTTCTTAGCTTGTGCGTACATATCGGAAAACTCAGGTATCTTACTTCGCCATTCATAGATAGTATCTGGGTGCGGGAAATAGTCATTTTCATGATAGAGCTGCATAAGGCCAGCTGAT